AAACTTCGGGCAATCGAAAAAAAAGACTTAGAGATTATTCGAAAGTGGAGAAATGAATCTATGGAGTCTTTGCGCACTCCTTATTTTTTAACTGAGAAAATGCAATCAGATTTCTATGATAATCAACTTTCAAACAGATCATTCAATGGAAGGCTATATGCTATTCAGGCGCATACATATTGTGAAGAGACTGAGGAACTTGTCGGGTATGGCGGTCTAAATCCTATATCTTGGGAAAACAGAATAGGAGAGATTGCTTTGCTCATAGGGACAGAATATCAAAAAAGTAAATTTAAATACGGGCAAAGAGCCATTGAATTAATACTAGAGGAAGGTTTTAAAAACCTTAATTTAAAGACCATATATGGTGAACATTACATGGGAGAGAATAAATATTTTTGGGAAAAGATTATCAAGAAATATAACTTTACAACCGCAAGGCTCTATTTACTTTAGTTTAGATAGGGATAACTATAAATGTTAGTTATAGGCAATGGATATATAGGGAATAAGATTGCAGAGCATTTCGAATGCGAAATATATAATGGGAGAATAGAAACTTATGAGGACGCTCAAAATGCTTGTTCAGGTCATGATGTTGTTTTTAATTGCGCAGGGCTTGCTGATGTTGACTTATCCGAAGCGGACCCAAGAAAAGCGTTCGATGAAAACGTCACAACGGCCTCGCTATTAGCGTTAGCCACTAAGTATAAAAAGCTTGTTCATTTCTCTACGGGTTGCCAAGTAGACGGAGACCTAACAGATGACATGAAGGGAGCGGATCAAACTATATATGCGCTCACAAAAGGGATATCCGAATATACAGCATCAAGAATCAATCCCAACTCTTTAATAATCAGGCTTCGGGTCCCGTTTGGGAAAGATACACACCATAGAGAACTGATCACTAAATTCAGAACATTTAATAAATTCCATGATGAATTACAAAGCTACACCTGTATTGAAGATATGCTTTTCGTTATCGGAGAACTACTGAACAAACGAGCTAACGGACTTTATAACGTGGCCAACCCTGGTTATCTGAGCCCGTATCAAATAGCTCTCATCATGAGTAAATACTACAAAGACATGACTATTGAGAAATACGACTTCGCACAAATCAAAACCAAAGTGAAACGAGTTAATACACGAATGATCTGTAAACGCTTAGAGAACGACGGGATCAAGTTACGAACTGCAAAAGACGCTCTTATTGAGTGTCTAGAAAGAAGGAAAAATGGTTAATCAATACGAATTAAATCCTGAGTTTTGGAGAGATAAGGTAGTCGTTGTTTTGGGTGGGACCGGCTCCATGGGAAAAGGAATGGTTAACGAACTTTTAAAACTTCCAGTAAAGACAATCAGAGTCGCAGGACAGACAGAACTATCTAAATATAAATTTATAACAGAGTTCAGAGACAAAGAAGGCTACAAAGAAAAGGTGCATCCAAAGATTCGAAACATTCGAGACTATGAAGGAATTTTAAGGCTAACTAGTGGCGCTGACATTGTCTTAAATGCCGCCGCAATGAAAGACGTCACTTCAGGAATTCAAGACCCAGACGAAACGTATCATACAAACATCTTGGGAAACATGAACGTGCGGAATGCTTGTATTAAAAACGATGTGGACGTATGTCTGTTCGTGTCTACCGACAAAGCAACTAACCCGACCACTTTTTACGGTAAGACTAAGTTTATGGCCGAAGGTATTTATGAGTCAGGAAATAACGAGAAACCACAATCATGCAAAACAAAGTTTGGAAGCACACGGGCGGGAAACCTTTTCGGATCACGTCGCTCAGTAATCGAGCAATGGGACGAATGGTACAAACTAGAAAATATCCCTGAATTCAAAGTCACCTCTTTGGACATGACTAGATTCTTTATCTCTATCGAACGTGTGGCACGTTATCAACTGTGGTGTGCTGAACGTATCACTGGAAAAGAGTTGTCTCCGTTTGTGCCTGAGATTTTAGGATGTTCTTTAAAAGAGATACTTGAAAAGCGTTACCCTAAAGCCAAATATAAAGTGATAGGGATTTTTGAAGGCGAAAAGCTTTATGAGGAGTTTCCAGGAAATATGAGATCAGACCTAAAGCCTTGGTTAGTAGATTATGAAACGTTAATGGAGAATTTATGACATTTGAAAAGTTTTGGGCAATTCTTGATGAATATGGAGATAAAAAGATCGTTGATAGTGGGTATGCCTTATTACTATCACCTGCCACTATTAAAAAAGTATATGAAAAAACAATGGAAGAGATTCAAACTAAGTCTGCGCAATGGATTCCGATTGAAAAATACAAATAATGATTAAACCTTCTACAGCATCTAAAGAACATCTGCCAATTATAAAGTCAGCTAGTGGATGTTTTGCAATCGATACAGACGGTAAATGCTATCTAGACTTTACAGGATCAAATTTGACTGTGATTTTAGGCCACGATCAATTCAAGTTTAATTATGCTCCTAATTTTCCAGGTAAATCATATTTAGAGGACGAAGTATCTAAACAACTTTCAAAATATACAAATACTAAATTTTTTAGATTCTTTAAGAACGGTAGCGATGCGGTTAATTGTGCGATTCGTTTAGCTAGGCATATCGTAAAAAATAACAATGCAGAAGTTATGTTTAATGGTTATGCGGGGTCCAATGATTGCTACTCAAGAACAATAAATGATTTTGGAATACCTTGGCAAGATTCTTTTCAGTTACCGCCAAACCCACTGGGAGAAAAAAGCACGATTCGTGGACATGCGAATATTTATGTTTTTGAATCAAGATTTAAAAACAATAAAGACTTAAAAGCTAAAATTAAAATCTGTGATCACCTTAAATCCGGAATAAATGGACTGTGGGAAAACGTAGACGCTGATTTTCATCTCTACGGGAAGTCGTTGGCCAACGGCTATCCCGTTGCTGTGCTTACCGGTCGTGATGATTACATGAAGCGAATCGATGAAATATATTACTCGACTACGTTTGGCGGGGACAATGTCGGACTAGAAGCGATACACAAAACTTTAAATGCTTATGATAGGTCTAAATGGCTTGAACTTAAAGAATACGCCGATTCAGTTCTCCCACCTTGGCAGTCACTAAATCCAGAACAGATTAAGAGATTTACAAAAAAAGGAATCCTATTTACTGGCTACTGGCAGATCATGACGTCTCACACAAAGGAGGACATAGACAGATTAGCGTCTCTTTGTAAAAAAATACTATAGGAGGATTTATGAAACGATGTACTAAATGCGCCTTTCCATTAGGGACAAGGCCAGGAATCTATGAAGAAAATGGAGTATGTGGGGCGTGTATTAATCTTGAGCGGGCAAAGACTTTTGATTGGGCTAAACGTGAACAGGACTTAAAGGCTATCTGTGATGAATTGAAATCCCGAAAACAAGAATATGATTGTGTCGTAGCCGTGAGTGGCGGAAAAGATTCAACAGTAATTGTTAGCACATTGGTTGAAAAGTACGGGATGAAACCACTCTTAGTAACGGTTACAGATGAATTCAGCCACACAAAAGCAGGAACTCATAACTATATGAACATCTCAAAACGATTTAACTTAGATCATATTACTTTTAGATGCGAGCCTCAGACTTTTGTTAAAGAGACTTTAAAAGACTTTAAAGAAACCCTTCATCCGTTAAAGTGGATCGAAGAAAAGATTTACTCAATACCTGTTAAGGTGGCAAAGAGCTTTGGGATTGATGCCGTGTTCTTTGGTGAGAACTCAGATTTTCAATATGGTTCTACAAAAGAGTTAGATTACTTACGGCCAAATAAAGACGGGATTAATATCTATTATTTCTTTGCGTTCTATAAGTACTCTGAACTAGGAAATCGTGCTAAGGCAAAAGAGTATGGGTTTATTGATTTAGACGATACTGGCGAATGGTTACGCCAAGGCCATATTGAAAACTACACACAGCAGGATTCGATTGCTTATGTGATCCAGCTTTGGACTAAGTTTGTTAAGTTTGGCTTTCAACGTGTTTCTGATATTGCATGCCGATATGTTCGTGAAGGACATTTGACCCGAGAACAAGCGATGAGTTATATCGAGGAGCGAGACTGGCAGTGCGATCCTATGGCTAAGAGAGATTTTTGTCAGACTATCGGAATCACCGACAAAGAGTTTGATGAAGTTGTTTCTAAGCATGCTAACAAAGAAATAGTTGCTCAAGATGTGAATGGACAATGGAAGCATAAATGATCCTTCATATCATTCAAGCACGGACAGAATCTACACGCTTGCCTGGTAAGGTGTGGAAGGAAATTAAAGGAAAGCCATTAATAGAGTGGCATCTTATTAATACTATCTCGCCTCACCAGCGAGTCCTTGCAATCCCTTACGGTGACCCTGAGACTGTGAGGTTTAGAAAGATTGCTCAAAAGTATAACTGCTGTATTGCAATGCCTAAAGTTCCTGATAATGATTTATTGAAAAGATTTATCCAAGCAGGTAAAAGATTTAAACCTGAATGGGTGGTAAGAACAACTGCTGACTGTTTTATGGACAACGAATGGTTTTTAAAAACAATAGAAGCATCAACGAGTTACGACATCCCTATTTTCAATACGTTCAAAGAAGGTTCTTGCGTAGAAGTTTTTAAATATTCGTTTCTGCTTCGTGCTGATAAAGAGGTCAAGCTGAAAGAACATCGTGAACATCCGACTCTATATTTCAGGAAAGGTTTTAAGAAAGAAAGCATAGACACATTAGAAGAGTTCAATAGATTAAAGAAAAGGATTGAAAATGGAAACTAGATCAACTGAGTATCAGACAAAATGGCAGTCAGAGTTCGGGAACGATTATCAAACTAGAAACTCAATTAAAAAAGATGATAGAAATAAGATTTGGTTTACGTTATTAATGAACTTAGGGCTTAAAGATATCAAGTCAGCTTTAGAGGTTGGTTGCTCGAGAGGGCATAACCTTTATGCGATTAAACAAGCAACAGGCGCCGATGTAGTAGGAGTAGAGATAAACGAAAAAGCCATAAAAGAAAGGTATGTGAATTCGATTGTTCGAGGAAGTGCTTATGATTTGCCTTTTATTGATAGCCAGTTTGATATTGTGTATACCGCAGGAGTTTTAATACATTTAAGCGATACCGAGAAGGCAATGAGAGAAATCTACCGTGTATCGTCTAAATACATCTTAAGTATTGAATACTTTGATGATAAGGATCGTGAAATAAGTTACCGTAACGATGTATTTTGTGCGGCTAGAGATTGGCCTAAATTATGGACAGCTATGGGTTGTAAGGTTTTGGCTCATGGAAAAATGAGCGAGATAGGATCAACCCCACAAGGTGATGATTTTGCTAGATTGTGTCATTACACTTTAGTACAGAAATGAAAGTATATTATAAGCTTCGATCCAATCTCTTAAACGACCTATTGCCTAGGATTGAGTATGTTAACAATATCCTAGAGGCCGATGCGTTTCTTACATGGAATTCTGTACTTAGGGAACATGTTAGAAATTTAGAGATAGCCAAAGAATACAAGATACCTTCCTTTGTTTATAACCACGGTCTAATGGGAGAGAACGATCACGATCCAAACGTAATAGATCATCTAACAAATCAGAATGGGAAACCGATGGTCGCTGACTACTATCTATCATGGGGGCAAGGCGGGAAGGATATTTTATTAAAATCTGGCGTACCAGAGGATAAAATTAAGATCACGGGGTGCCCGATACTTTGGCAACATCAATATTGGTACAAATACAAAGAGATGGTTACTAGACCGCTAGGGTTCAGAGTTGATCACATCGTAGACCCTGTAACAAAAGAGAAATGGGAGCTGTGCAAAGAAGAGCATAAGCTCGTTAAGTACGACGGCAAAGGTCAACTTATCACTTTTTTCCCTAATCACTCTATGCACTACATTAAACGGACATGGGAGACTTATGATCAAATAAAAGACTTTCAGAATCTATTTATTAAAGCGGTGCCAGAGCATGCGAACTGGACCGACTCACCTTTTAAAGCGTTAGACTCAGAGGAAAGGCACAAAAAGATCATGTTTATTGACCCACAGATTCCACAGAATTTAAACTTAGTGCAAGAAGTCTTAAAGAAAACGAAGATAGTGGTCACAGACGTGCCAGGGACAATCCAACTTCAAGCGTGGGCGGCGGGATGTCATGTGATTATCCCTAAATACGATTGGGGAGTAGAATTCAAGAATGGCGGATCGTCGTATACTGAAGCTGATATTGTTTGTGAACCTGATAAAATAAAAGAAACTATTGAAGATGTATTGAGTGGTAAGATTGATAAAACAAAAGAGATGGCTTTAATGGCAGAGAAATGGGGCGGGGTATCCCTTGGAAACCCTACGGAGAATATGCTGTCATGTTTGAAACAGAATATAAAAGTTTAATTAAGAGCCAATCACAATGGCTAAAGATTGAAAAGATTCTGAAGGAAACAAACCCTGAATACGGGAAACTTCCAGAACACAAAACAGTTAATCTAGACCCCGATATATTCCCAGACGAAGTAAAGCATGAAGCGGTACTAATCACCGAAGAAATGGCATTAACGACAGTATTTAAGAACATCCAAAAGTTGGACCCGATAGACGCTTACATAGTAAGACATTCGTTTGGACTACCTAAAGACTATTCTGGGAATTCTTATTATCAAGTTAAGACTAGAAAAGAGATCGCAAAGGAATTAGAATTAGAGGCAAGAGACATTATCTGGATAAGGCACGAAGCGGTTCAGAAATTATTCAATATGCTCTTGGGTGGCGAGTCAGTCGAAGGACGTTAAACTATGGAAATATTAAAAGTAGATATTGAGAATATTAAACCATACTCACGAAATCCCCGTAAGAATGAAAAAGCTGTCAAAGAAGTAATGAAGTCTATTGAAAAGGTAGGCTATCGAACTCCTGTAGTAGTAGACGAGAATATGGAAATACTAGTTGGGCACACACGCTGGAAGGCCATGAAAGAACTTGGACATAAGACTTTAAACATTATTCAATACAAAGACTTAACAAAAGAACAAAAGGACGATTATAGGATTCTAGATAACAAGACCGGCGAAGTGGCCGAATGGGACTTTGACATTTTACTTGAGGACTTCGACAAAGATCACTTATTAGATTTAGGGTTCGACATTAAAGACTTGCCTATGGACGAAGTGGTAGAGGACGAGGCACCCCCGGTCCCTGAGATACCAAAGACAGTTAAAGGCGATCTGTACGAGTTAGGAAACCATAGATTGTTATGTGGTGACTCGACGATTATTACTGATGTTGAGAAGTTAATGGATGGTCAGAAGGCCGATATGGTATTTACTGATCCACCTTATGGAATAGGCATGGATGGACAAAAGAAAAGTATTGCAAAGAATACAAAGCATAACAGAAAAGAACATGAAAATAGAGGATGGGATAAAACTAGACCTAGCGAAGAAATATTTTCTTATATTTTGAGTTTGAATATTCCTTCGGCAATTTTTGGAGGTAATTATTTTACTGATTATTTGGTTCCCTCTAGGGGATGGATTTATTGGGATAAAGGTCAAGAAGGATTGACAATGAGCGACGGAGAACTTTGTTGGACAAATTTAAAAAAGCCACTTAGAAGCGTTGTTGTTAATAGAGCAAAGCTAAAAGGGTCAGTTCACCCAACGCAAAAGCCTATAGAAGTAGTTACTTATTGTTTTAATTACCTATCTGTTAATGATGGAATTGTTTTTGATCCGTTTTCAGGGAGTGGCAGCACTCTTATCGCCTGCGAACAAACAAACCGTAAATGCTACGGGATTGAGCTTGATGAAAAATACTGTGACGTTATCGTTCAAAGGTATGTAAACTTCACTAAGAACACTAAGATCAAGTTAAACGGAAAAGAGATCGAATGGCCTATAAACAGCGAAAGTACAGCGAAAAATGCCTAATCCTGAGAATATAGAGAAGCACAAGATGAAGCCGGGGGAAACTCTAAACCCTAATGGTCGCCCTAAAGGCGCTAGGTCTATGAAGACTATCCTTAGAGAAGCATTAGAACTATTAGTTGAAGTTCCTAACAACGAAATGATTAAACAATGGTCCAAAGAGAACAAATTGCCTATTAAAGAAGTATTGGTATTAAAGGAACTGAGTGAAGCTCTAAAGGGAAACGATAAGGCCAAACAAAGGGTTTGGGAATATGTGGAAGGCAAGCCAGATCAAAAACAACAAATAGATGCTAATGTAGTTAACATATCAAATATACTTAATGAATTAGAAAAGTGATCGACCCAAGACTTAGAGATAAGTACTGGCGAATCACCCACCTCTACAAGATCATCAACAAAGATGGGAAGAGTCAAAGATTTACATTAAACACCGAACAAGAAACATTATTTAAACTCTATCAAGATAAGAAGCAATCACAAGGATTAAGAGAACGTATTCTCAAAGACCGTCAGATAGGAATCACAACCTTCCACTGTATTTATTATTTAGACGAAGTGATATTTAACCGTAACAGACAAGCGGCTATCATTGCTCATCGTAGGGACGCATTAGAGAGAATATTTAGGGTTGTTAAGTACGCTTGGCAATCTATGCCACCTGAACTCAGACCACAAGCAAGCATGGAAAACAAACGGGAACTAAAGTTATTAGAGCCAAACAGCTCGATATACATTGAGTTAAAGGTTCGATCTGGTACTGTGCATCACCTACATGTTTCCGAAGTCGCATACATAGATAATCAAAAGGAATTGAAGGCGGGATCGTTTCAGTCAGTACCTTACAACGGGGATATAACACTTGAGACCACAGGGAACGGGATCAACGAATTTTATACAGACTGGCATTCAGCAAACACTCTATGGTCGAATCATTTCTTCTCGTGGTTACAACATTCAGCTTATAAGTCACCTACACACCGGACAGGGAAGCATGAGGAGTATCTAAACAGGATCGGGGCCAATCAAGAACAAAAGAATTGGTGGTATGGGAAGCTAGAGGAAATAGGTTTTGATGTGGATATCATGAAACAAGAATACCCTGCAAACTCTGAGGAAGCGTTCATAACGTCTGGCAAGGGAATCTATAACGACGAACTTCAGGACATGGGAATCCTTAAGCCTTTAGAAACTCCAGATGATCTTTATAAAGACTACCTAATGGTATTCGAACACCCAGAAGAAGGCGCACAGTATTGTTTAGGCGCCGATCCTAGTGGTGGATTCTCAGATGGTGACAACGCTTGCTTTTACATATTCAATTCAAAGACTCACAAACCTGCAATGAGGTGGAAGGGTAGACTAGCGCCTGACCTATTCGGTTTAGAAATAAAGAGATGGGCTGAGAAATATAACGAGGCATTTGTAGGGATCGAAGTAAACAATCACGGGCTAACGACAATCAACACGATTAAAGATGATTACTCAAACATGTACAAACGAGAGAGACGTGACCGAGTGACAAATGAGATCACTAAGGAGTTAGGCTGGCAGACCACCGAAGTATCACGACGGGAAATAATCGATCGCATTCGTTTATATCTCAGAGAGCATAATGAGATTCCAGAATCACTAATGGGAGAACTGAGGACGTTTGTCAGAAAAGACAACGGTAAGATTGAAGCAGAGGACGGCCAACACGATGATGAAGTGTTTGGGTTTGGGATTGCTCTCATGATGCTAGACGCTAACCCTTACTACGAATTCAAAAAGAAAGACAGAACTTATTTCGGACATTAAGTTTTAATCTATATACATAACCCCACGCCCTTATAAACAGGGTTTATTTAATCCCTTCCAGTTAATTACGGTTAATAGGGAGGCGCCATGGCAGAAAAAAAATCAGGACCAAACAAAGCGGTCGTTAATCAATATCTCAGTCAATTAGGGTTTTTCAGTAAAGACACGTCAGGTCCGTTAGGAATGGAAGAACGTCTAAACATCGCTAGTTATAACGTACACATCTTTAAAGAAATCATAAAAGAATTAATAAAGGAGTAATCATGCAAGACCAAAGACCATTCGCAGACCGTAACGTAGGCAATCCAAAAATGGACATCATCGAGCGCATCGCTTCTAAAGTTGGCACTAACAAAACTGTGCAAAAGTTTACTATCCCTAAGAACATGGGGCCAGCTAACAACCCTAAACGTAAATGAAAAAATTAGAGGACTTACTGAAAGCAAAGATTTCTAAACCTACTCAAAGCGTCTACACAAAAGAGGCTATTAAAGCAGCGTTCGATAAAACAGCTGACCAAAGATACTGGACAGATCACGTCCGGAAAGTAGAGATAACCCGTGGCTTCTGAGGCAGGCTTACCGGCAACAGTTAACGAATCACAAGGGAAGGTATTGCCTCAATTCGAATTAACTGAGGAGTTACTAGGTCAGGCTTCGCAGTTCGTTATGAACTATAAAACTCTTTACGAGTCACAAAGATATTCAATTCAAGAACAAAACACTAATAGACAGTCATGGCGTGATCGCTTGATCTCTATGGACCGTGCCTATCGTGCGATCCTAGAACCTAACAGAGCGTATAAAGGGTTCAGTGATAAGGCATCACCGATCATCCATAACAACATCGAGATGCTAGTCGCTCGTATGAAAGAATCGGTAATATTTTCTCGCCCTAATGATATGGTGAAGATCGATACGAAGTTACCCACTAAACAATACAGACAAGAGCAAATTAACAACCAATTAGAAAAACAGAACATCGAAGAAAAGATTGAAAGGTTCGTAAGGTCAGCCGCTAAGTTCGGTACGTCGTGGATCAAGGTACCGTTAGTTAATACTGAACGAACTGTACTCACCCAACAGATGGTAACGATCACTGAGAATATTCCTATTGTTGACGATGCGAATAATCAGATCATGGACCCGAACACGAACCAGCCGAGGTTTTATCAGTCTCAGAGACAAGAATTACAGGTAGTACCTCAGGTCGATAAAAAGTATTTTGGGCCAGGATATGAAGTCATTGAGGACTTAGAGAGAGTTTATGCTGACGTGTTCATTGAGAACCCACAAGATCAACCGATCATCATTGAAGAGCTGATTGTTACTTGGGAGCATTTAGTCCAAGGCGTTGAGAAAGGCATTTACTTAGAAGATCAAGTCTCAAAGATTAAAGGCAAGCAGATGAGCGCAAAGCTTGGATTCGGATCATGGAACGCTACTCGCTCAGAGACTATCTGGGGTAACGTAGGGATTAACTTTAACAACCAAATGAGTTCATCTCAGAACAAACCAAAAGAATACAGGATGTATCAAGCATGGTGTGATTTCGGAATTCCTTACACTGACGAGAACGGTGATTCACAGCAAAGAGTTTATCCATGTGTGATTTCTGTTATCGAAGGGACTGTAATTCAGATCGCCCCGAACCCGTTCTTTCATCAAATGAAACCATTTATAAAAGGAGTATGGCACAGAATAGAGGGCGAGTGTTATGGACAATCGGCAATTGATCCTGTGTTGGGTTTGTATCAAGCTTATAACGATACTCTTAATCAAGTTGAAGATAATAAAATTCTCAAGCTTAACGGGATCACCATTACTAAAGCGGGTAACATCGCAGACAAACAAGATTTTAAAGTCGGTGCTGGTGAGGTTTGGTATGAAAAAGAAACTGGAGATATCCGATCTTACATAATTGATTTCCCTATGGCCGAAGGGGTTCAGTATCTTAACCAGCTAGAAGAGCAGATTAACCGTGGGATGGGGATCACTTCACTCATGCAGGGTTCTGGAGACTCAACAGACGCCGACAAGACATGGAGAGGCGTCACTAAAGTCATTGCAGAATCTGAAAAACAATTCAAGTTAGTAGCTAAAGGATTAGAGGACGCTTGTGTTAGACAGTGGGCAGAGCTTGCACTAAAAACAAATATTCAATTTGATCCGTTACCTGTAAGCGTCGAAACTTTTGAAACGATTAACTCTGAATCAGGCATTACTGTTTATGGTGTTGATTCGTATTTCCAAACCAAAGAGGACATCGAGAAGTTGCAGATGATGATCCCTCAGTTAGCGCAGATACCAGGCTTTAATATCCCAGGGCTTGCACAGTCAGCTGTAGATTTAATGAAACTAAACTACGACGTTGAAAAGTACGGACCTATTTATCAAACACCTCAACCGTCACCACCGCCCACTAAAGAAATAAATACATCAGTGACCATGCCTATCGATATGTCCAAAGGTCCAACCCAACTATTCACAATGGCTCAGATCCTTAAGCAACGTGGAATAGATTTAAATATCGACTCAATCGCACAAGCTACAAAATACTTTGTTGACTTCGTAGACCCGAAAACAAAGAGCCAGTCTGGCGTACTCCCGCCTTCATATGACTCATACCAACCAGGTGACTCACGATCAAAGAAAGTTAAGAAAGAAAAGCCCGAAGGGATTTTGGGAGAAGAAGAAGATGATTAAAGATTTAATTCAGAACTTACGTTTAGAAGGTCGCTGGCAGGAAATAGAAGATGCGCTGAACGACATGAAACAAGACGTGGTGAAAGAGATGTTAAACGGAGAGATTAAAACACAATCTGATTTAGATAAGGCGAACGCTCGCCTTGAGGTACTAGATCAGGTTTTAAATTTGGAGTTTAAGAAAGAGGTGGTAAAACCTCTATAAAAAAACCCATCGCAGGATGTAAAGCTGAATTCGTCACACCGACGTTAAAGGAGAAAAAATGGAAAATATTAATCAGGCAGCACAGCCTGTCAATCAGCCGGTAGCTCAACCGCAAGAGCAGGTACAGCAAGCACCCCAAGCAATCCCTTACGATAGATTCGCAAGTGTGATCGCTGAAAGAAATTCATTGCGAGACCAATTGAATCAAGTAGCGACTCAAATGGTTCAGGCTCAACCGCAGCCGTCAACTCCAGTAGGTGGAATCAATACAGTCGAAGATTTGCTTGGCGCAGTGAGAAGTGAGATTAGTTCGCAGTTGGGAAATGCCCAAAAAACTTATATCGCCCCACTACAAGAGCAAGTTAAAGACTATCGATTCCAGAACACTGTAGAAGGTTATTTCGCTAGTAGTCCCGAGAAGGCACAGCTTCGACAAGATATGGATGCTTATACCGCTTCTCTTACACCTCAAGAGCAAGCGTTCTTAAAAGACTCTGTGGCTAACGGACGAACGCAATGGCTAGACAATATTTATCATTCTGTAGCGCAACAAAAGCAAAGCAGTCTGGTAAATCAGGCTACCAAACAATCGCATCAAAATGCGGGTATTGCACAAACCCCTACGCAGTATCGAACATTTGGGCAGGTAGAACCAACGCTCGGAGACAAGATCAATCAAGCTAAACAAACTAGGGATTGGTCATCTGTTTTCAAAAGTATGGTCCCACCGCCTAGGGGGTAAAAAGGAAAATTTATCATGGGTATTAATTTACAAACCACTGATAACACGATTGGTAACAGAGAAGACTTAACAGATATTCTCACGAATATCAGTCCTACTGAAACACCGTTTATCAGTTCTATTGGCCGAACATCGGCTCGTTCTGTATTGCACGAATGGCAAACTGACACGCTCGCAGCTGTAGCGACCAACTCTAACGACGAAGGTTTTTCTGCTGTGAACGCTTCTGGCGCTGCTACTGTACGTTTAGGCAACCGTACACAAATTTTCTCGAAGGTTGTTATGGTTTCTAACACTGAGTTAGCAATGAACCCAGCCGGTCGTGATAACGAATACAGTTACCAACTTCAAAAACGAACTAAGGAATTAGCTCGTGATTTAGAATCTGCTTGTTTAGTTCAATCTGCTCAATCATCTGGTGAAGCGACTGCAGGTACTGCACGCTTGATGGAAGGTTTGGGTTTAGGCGGAACTTATGGCTCAGCTGCAACTGCTGGTTTAGGCGGATGGATTTCTGCAAACTACTATGTTGGCACTGCGCTTGGCTTAACAGCTGGCGGTAACAACGGCGTATCTGCTGGTTCTGCTCGTTTCAACTTAACAGAAACACTTTTAAACAACTTGTTTCAAGTTATCTGGGAGCAAGGCGGAGCGCCAGACATGGTGTTCGCTAACGGTTACTTACGACGTGTTATTTCTGGTTTCACAACTAACAACACTCGTTTCCAAACCATTCCAAACAGCAACTCAGAAGTTATGTTGAATGGTTCAGTAGACGTTTATCGCTATGACTTCGGTGTCGTATCGATTAAATCGAACCGCTATATGAGCAACACTCAAGTAGCCGCTGTTCAAACTGAATATTTCAAACTCGCTGAATTGCGTGGAATGAACTTCAAGGAATTGGCTACAGACGGCGATAGAACTCGTGGACTTTTAACTTACGAAGCTACCTTGGCGGCTTACGCTCCAAGAACTGGCGGGGTTATTCGTCAGCTTGCTTCTGCTTTGGGTGGCACTGCTGCTGACTAGTATTTAACGGGTGGGGGGTTAGGCGCCACCGAGCCCCCCACTCCACAGGGAGAAAATATGAAAGGTATAAACGCAGATAAATGGTTAATAGATAAAGGTGATTATCAGATCGTTCCCGAAGTGGTGAATGTAGATATGGCTCACGCTATTAACGATTCTTTAAGAGATGCTAGATTAAATAAAGGCTGGACTAAGGACCGGACTGGGAAACTACTAGGACGTATACCTTACGACATTCTTTATAACTATGCATGGGCTCACGGTGTACCAGATACTAAACAACAAGAATGGTACGCATCGGAAAAAGGCAAACACTACATAGAGCTATTAAAAGAGTTCCCTATGTTTAAAGCGAGTAACGCATGAGAGTTTGTGTACACACAGTCGGAGATGGGGGCGTTGCGTTCTATAGAACGAAGCAACCTTATTTATGGGTCGGCAATAATTCCGATATTGATGTGTTTATTTACGATCCTAAGGCTCACTCACCGCAAAGATTAAAAGACGAAATAGAAGCGGCTGATGTTTTGGTTTATCAAATGTGTTTCGGTGAGTTCATAAAGAATATTATTCTTGATAACAAGAAACGAATTAAACCTAAAAAGATTGTCCTAGAGTATGATGATTTTATTTTCGGTGTTCATCCAATGAACCCCGCATATAAAACTTTCGGCACTGAAGAAATATTTATTACATACAAAGATAAGTTCTCTGCACAGAACGCCAAGAATGTGTTGAGAGCAAAGGGCGACACAAGAGAGATTGTTGATAACCCCGATGGGTCATCTACATTCGAAATGTGGAAGGACGGCAAAGACGGGTTTCATTTAAAAGAGAACCGACTCCGTGCCCTAGGCGCACAATACGCAATCGCTCACTGTGACCTAGTAACTGTGACTAATAACTATCTAGGCAAACAATATAGAAAATATCGACCGACTGGACCGATTGCGGTGGTCCCAAATGTGGTGGACTTTAAACGCTGGCTCCCTATGAAGAAAAACGAAAGCAAAGAAATCCGGTTAGGTTGGCAAGGTGGGTCAGCTCACTATCAAGATTTGCATTTAGTGCGTAAGCCACTTTGGAAGTTACTTGATAAGCATCCTAATTTAAAAATAGTCCTTCAAGGGGTTGGGTTTGACGCCCTGTTTAAGCCTAACCCTGACAACGGAATGAAAGACTACTCAGACCGTATCGAATGGCGAGCGTGGCATTCTGATAACTTAACTTATCCTGTTGACTTAAGAGAAATGAAAGCGGATATAGCGATGTGTCCTGTGATCGATGATCCGTTTAACCGTGGAAAGTCAGAGCTTAAGTGGGTCGAGTTTGGAGCGATGAAAGTCCCATGTGTGGTCTCTCCGGTTTGTTATACGTCTGTTAAGCACGGCAAAACTGGATTCGTGGCAAACAATGAAAACGAATGGTTTGAATACCTAGATAAATTAATCAGTGATGAAGCCTTCAGACTAGAAATGGGCGAGAGAGTATACGAGAGAATAAAAAATCATCATTCAGTTGAAGAGTATCGAGGGTTAGAAAATATCCTTCGTGATCTGATGGCGAACAATGTTAAGAAGTTCGTGACAGCACATATCTCGAAAGAAAAGGTTTTAGCATGAGTGGCTCGACACACTTAGCATACGTTAACGACCAAGGGCAATTAGTGATTATAAAACAAACTGAGGACGGCAACGCTTTGCCAGTGGTGTCGGTATGAGTAAGTCTACTCAGGTATTTTATAACGGCCAGCCTGTAAGCACAGGGAACCCGTTGCCGGTGAGATTAACGGGCGGAGCTAGTAATAGTTTCGAAAACGTATCTAAAAACTTGAGCGCAAACGATGCTAGTCTTATTTACACTGGCGATCAATTAACATCGGTTGTATACACGACAAGTGGGGGAACGATAACAAAAACACTGTCTTATTCAGGATCGCAATTAAATACGATAACGCTATCAGGAGATACGCCAGCAGGAATTGATTTAATTAAAACTTTAAGTTATACAGGAGACACATTGACTTCCATTGCGTATTCATAAACTGATAGAATAAAAAAAAAGGAGAATTTAAAATGTCTAAAGGAAATACAACAGAAAATGATTTGCTGGCGAAAATTTTTACAGCTACCGCATTGCCTTGGGACGCAGAAACAGATTTGAAAATTCATCTACACACTGCTGACCCCGGAGAAGGTGGCACTACTGCCACTTCTGAATGTGCGTATGGTTCTTATGCCGCTCAAACAGTAGCACGTTCTGGTGTCGGTTGGACTGTTACTGGAAATTCGTGTGCGAACGATGCTTTGATTCAATTTCCTCAATGTACTTCTGGGACAGAAACAATTACTCACGTTTCGATTAGCCCTGCAACTACCACTCAGATTTTATACAGTGGTGCATTAAACGCATCGGTTGCGGTATCAAGTGGTATTCAACCTCAGTTTGCTATTTCTGCTTTGACTATTACAGAAGACTGATGATTATCACTTGTATCATTAGAAAAGAATCCACAGATACGCCTGTAGAATTATTCGCAGATAATAAAATGGCTATTGAAAGATTTAATGAGTTGAATTTAACAGAGGAGTGCTTAATTCATGTTACAGAAATATAGTTGTTCTGGCTGTGGATTAGCTGTAATTGTTTACGAAGGCGAAACAATAAAAGCTTGTAAATGCGAAGCCCCTATCATCGCTAGTATGACCGCTCAAGCAAAAGGCGTCGGGGGGCTTAGTGTATGAGTGGTTTTGTAAGCATAGGGGAGTTTATTGACTCAGAATTAAAAGGACAAACACGAAGATACACATGGAGAAAAACACCATCACAAGTAACTACGGCTGGCCTTTGGTTTGATACTTCGATGTCTCCCGGAAACCCTAGACCAAAGTATTGGTTTGACGCGCCTCCTTTAATTGCAAAACAAGTTAGTCAATCAGAAGACGGCGGGATATTTCACGGCGCAAATGTTACTCCAGCTAAAAAATATTTAAAAACGTTTATGGGGATGACATCAACTGTCACGGCTTTGCCATTACCAATTATTCTTTGTGATTATCTTTTGTATTACCCGTCTTGTGATGACAGCGTTACTGACCATCAAGAAATGGATAATACGATTACCCTGCCGCGTTATACGGATGGAGACGGCGTACAGGTGATTGCAGTTTCAGTTGCCGGTAGGACTGGCGGGCAATCTTTTTATTTTACTTACACCAACCAAGATGGCGTATCGGGAAGAACAAGTCAGACTGTTTTTCAAAACTCATCTTCAGCATTAGGCACTCTTCAATCAAGCGGAGCTAATAATAATATTTCAACATATCCGTTCATTGGTTTACAGTCAGGCGATAGAGGGGTGAGGAGTATTCAGAGCGTAACGATGACTGGCGCAGACGTTGGGTTGTTCACTTTGATTTTAGTTAAACCGTTAGCTCAACATACGATAAAAGAAATAACTGCACCTTATGAGAAGAATTATTTCTTAGAAAGTTCTATACTACCTGAAATAAAAGACGATGCTTATGTAAGCATGCTATGTCAACCAAATGGAACACTTGCGGCCACAGCCTTAATGGGTGACATGCAAGTAGTTTGGAATTAAAGGAGTAAATTATGCCGGGTTTTTCAAGTAACGATCAAATTATAAATGCGCTTACATCGGGGCAGACTTATAGGGCTAACTGGTCAAAGAACTTCAATCCCACTGCGGCGGCAGTAGCTAACGAGTGGCATACATTATTTCGTGGGGCAGGCAACCCGGGTGCGGATGCGCTTTTCAATACAGGATCAAACTTAACTTTTCAAGCCGTTAAAAATGACACGACCAATGGGACGTCTATTCAGATTGGTGCGGCAGTTCAACCAACTTACTATAAATATTTATTAAACAGTTCAGCGGTGACAGCGGCCGCAACAGTTGCGCCTTGCACAGTAGCATTGGTGGATGTTATTGGTTTTTATAGGGTGACATCTGTTACAACAACTACGGCACAAGCCACCACGAATACGCTAGGACAGTCAGACACATTTACTGCTGATGCTTCAACAGATATTATTACATTTACAAGCACTGCAAATATCCCAAGCAATATTTTGACTGGGACAAGAATGCGCTTTACGACCACAACAACCTTACCGGCGGGCATCTCGCTTGCGACTGATTATTACTATATAAAAGTTACAGATTCTACCGGGAAGCTTGCGACTTCATACGCAAACGCTATTGCTGGTACATCAGTAAATATTACTGATGCCGGAACTGGAACGCATACGGCAACATGGTTACTGCCAAGGTACACAAATGGAGCCGGAGTTCAAGCTATTTTCTTTAACTCGAACTCAACTGCAATGGGCGCGGCTACTCCTAACTTATCGTTAGGTTATACAAACTCTGCTCAAGTTGCATCGAGAGCAACGCCTACAGTTTTACCAGTTGGAAAAACTGCGGCATCTAATTCTCATATTTTATATACGGGAGCTACGGCTACAGGAAAATATAATTATCAAGTTCCATTACAAGGTTCTGATGCTGGCATTGCTCAAGTTGATACAATTCAAAATTCTGTATCCTATGTTTCTGGTGAATATTCAGTGGCTCTTATAAGAGAACTTGTTAGATATCCTATTTCTACTCTTGGATTAATGGCAGAAAGAAATTCACTATATGAAATGCCATCACTTCCTAGGTTATACGATGGAGCGGCACTTTATTTGCTTGTTGGTTCTGGTGTCGCTACGCCAGCGTCTTCTGCATTATCAGGCCATATAGATGTAGTATGGAATTAAAATGTTACTCGGTAACTACAATGTTTTTAATCTAAACACTGGTAGGGCTATTGGTGGGATAACAGACCCGTCACGCTGGAGGTCATCCAGCGTGTTGATGAATTTCTATACTGGCGAGCATTATAAATCTGGAGAAACAGAGAAGGCTTCATTTAGTAATGGATACAACCCTCCATATTCGTGGGTGCTTGCTCCAAAATCTGGCGGGATAGCTTCCACCTCAAGAATAAGTGGAAGTGGGTCAGTTACATTAAATCTAGCGGCTGGTAAAAATATTGTTGCTTCTTTAAGTGGGAGCGGTTCTCTCACTGCAGGATTAGATTTGATTATCAGCCTTGCCGCGGCACTTGCTGGCACAGGCTCTATTTCTACTGCGTCTTTAAATGCTCCGTTGCAATTAGCCGCTTCTTTATCAGGCTCTGGAAGTATTTCGGCAGACTTGAACGCATTAGGCAATTTGGTTGCGGCGTTGATAGGTATCGGGCAAATTGATGCAGATATCTACGCATTAGCAAACTTAGAAGCTGATATAACACCATTCACTACATTATCACCTGAGAATTTAGCGGCATCGGTTTGGAATTCTATAGCATCTGATTTTAATACTTCTGGAACGATGGGTGAGAAATTAAATGCGGCAGGTACTGCGGGCGACCCATGGACTACCGATTTAACAGGATACAACACGGCAGACACGGCTGGCAAAATAATGAAGCAGATTAAAACTAATTCTAATCTGATCCCAGCGGTTTTATAGAAAGGATTAAAAGTGTATATACAATTATACGATGACTTAAGAAATCTAATGAACGATAACGAATCGTCACAAGCGAGGGCGAATGCGAAATCATTCATTAACTACGCACTACGAGATATCGCTAACGAGTACGATTGGGAGTTTTTAAGAGGCTCGACAACATTCGCACCCACAGCAAACGGACCGTATGACTTAAACCCGATCACTCAACTAACCGGACTATCAGCCACAATCTACGGGATCGCTTCATCTAGTTCGGATGACGGCAAAATCGTTAATGTGTTTGGAAAATATATCAACTCTACCACTTCGGCTTACTCCTCAGTTGTTTCTGCGATCACGGTATCAGCTTCGCTCACTGCGAGCGCTGGGCAGTCCTACACGGTTATCGATGCGTTTACTAAACCAGTGACTTCAGGAGCGATCACAATCACAACCGGATCAGGGAATATTATCTGCACACTTGGAGCGAACGATACTTACGTTTCAAACGATATTAGAAAGATATCTGCGATTGTGAATACCACTAATGATAAGAATGTGATTCGATACGATTACAATAAATTTGTTAAAGGTTCACCGGATGAATCGGTAGACTCCGACGTTTTAGCGTGGGATGTAGATTACGGTTCTACTGTTCGGGTGATGAATTTAAATTCAGTAGGTCCGACCTACAAAGTTTTATATCAACGTCAAAACAAACCGTTAATTAATGACTGGGACAAACCAGAATTTCCTGAGTACTTCTACCCCGATATCATCATGTACGCTTACGAAGTTTACGGAAAAAGATACCAAGATGAAGCTGATGCAGTGAACGGATCACAGCTTTACATGCTTAAAAAAGAATTAATTAATGAGATTATTCGTAAATGGGTATCAGGGGGAGACCGTCCTAGCCAAAGGATTCTGCCCCGTGGTTTTAAGTCGAAGTTATAAGGTGATATATGCCTAGCACATTACAAAACATTAATTGGTTTCCGGGGAGAGGGTTAGATTTAGATTCTCCTATCCATCAAGTCGACAACCAACACGCCGCATCTGGTTTAAATTGGTACTCGGTAGACGGTAAGAATTGCGAGAAGAAATTCGGGTATGATGAAGTTAATACTTCGGCGGTCTCTGCGAGTCCTAACATTACAGGACTGCATTCGTTATACTTATCTAATGGGACTGATTATGAATTGGTATCAACGGCTAATGGCGACATCTGGACAGACGTTAGCGGTACGATCACGACGAAAATCTTGTCGGGTCTCTCGACGTCGTACCCGTTAGACTACACACAGTTTCTAGACACAGGTATCTGGGCTGATGGTGGTTACTACTTAAAAACATGGAACGGTTCGGCCTCTGGAACTGTCTCCGCTGGAGCTTCAGCTATCGCATGCGAGGTTCATCTTAATAAACTATTCACAGCAGATATAAACAGCTCAACAATTCGCTTCTCTCAGACTGGAAGCATATCTGCATTCACCGGAGCGGGAACTGACACATTTAATTTCGAACAAAACAACGGTCAAAACATCGTAGGCATGCAGTCTTTTGCTAGAAACGAACTTGTAATATTCAAAGAACGCTCGATGGGTAAATTGCTTGGTTATGATAAGAATAATTTTAATTTATTAACAATCGACCGCTCAATTGGTTGCTCATGTAAACGCTCAATGCAGAACTTTAAGGCCAATACTACCGGCGGTCTCATGTTATGGGCGAACTGGGATGGTATTTATGCTTATGACGGATCAACTCCAAAGAAAGTCAGTCAGAAAATCCAACCATTTTGGGATTTAATCAATAAAGATTACATGCAGAATATGGTTTCATCGATTGATGAAGATAACGGGCTATATTTTCTCTCGGTTCCGTACGGAGCTGGTCAAACCACAAATAATTACACGATAGTTTTAAACTTAAACCAACCTTATCAAGACGATGAAGGGTATCACCTACCAACATTCATCTGGTCCGACGGTTGGTATGCAATGAATCAAGAAACCGGAACCAATACCGCAAAAGTGGTGATGGGTGGGGCAGGGTATAAATACTATTACTCAGATATGCTCTACTCGAACGCTGGGTCGTCGGTAACTGCGTATATCGTATCGCCTGGATTCACTTTCGACACTCTCGGATACTCAAATGCACTTAGAAGAATCTATTGCGTAATGAGTTCTGCCACTGGAAACATGAGCTTATATGGAAACTTCGTAGACTCTGATGACTGGGTTTTGCAACAGACTTTTGACATGTCAGGGGGAGCGGCAAGATTAGGAATTGACTTCGCACTTGGTCTCTCACCTCTCGGTTTCCCTGAAGCGAACTTCTCACAACGTATTAACACAAACTTACGAGGCAGACGAATTAAGATTAAATTCGAACAAGCTTCCGATTCTGACAGGTTCACTCTTAACGCACCTGTGGAACTTTATTTTAAACGTGGGGGAATGCAAGGATGAAGGCGAGCCAAGTAGGTCAATTTCCCGATGCGTCGGTACAGACAGAGGTTGAAAACATTTACCGTGTGTTAAACCAGATTGCTTTCGGGTCCACAACAAACCAAAGATGTGAAAACTTGGATGCTTATCTAGTCGAGATAACAGCGGTTTCAGGTACTGATGTTTCAGCTTCGCATGATTTGAAAAGAACCCCTAGCAACTGGTTACAAGTCTGGGCAAACGTATCCGGCACAACATACGAAAGTTCTAGTGGCGTATCTGCGAACTCGGACACGGTAGCGTGGTTTCGGGCGACGGTTACAGGGAATTACAGATTAATAGTGATTTAAGTTTAAGTATTTATAAGCGGGTAGATAGGCTTATAGATTAAATAAATGTGTTTTAAGGTGGCAATTTACGGTAAGTAGGAGACAAAATGGCAGTAGTTACTATCACAGGCGCTCCCTTTGCAAACGGTTATGTCCCCACAATTTCGGAATGGAATACAAATATTTTCGGTGCTTTATCAGCATCGATTAACGATATTAATTATGGACAGGTTTCAGCTTCGTTAGTTGGCGCACTAAGTGCAGGATCAACAAGCGCATTTGCAAATAATTCAAACGCTAAAGGATACATCGACGGACAGATTGCAAATTTACAAATCACACAAGAAAGCTATCGTATTGTTTCAGGGAATGCCGACATCTGGGGCACTCCGAACTTTTTATTGAGTGGCATATCAAACGATTTCTCATGTGTTTCTGGGTTAACTGTTTACATCAACGGCACGACAATCAGTTTATCTGCTAGTCAATACGCATCTGGTTTAATTCTGGCATCAGCTGGGGTTTCTGCGACTATTTCAGCGGCGATCTATGGCGGTTCTGCATTCACTCGCACAGAGGGAGAATTTGGGGATACTGAAATCATACTAGATGGATACGCTTCAGCGTTCACAGCAACATCACGAATCGACACTATGCAAGCCTTCAAAACAGGGACTGAGTTCTTTTTGGGGAAAGTTTCTAAAAAGAGTACCGCAGAACAAATTTCAATCTCTAAATGTAAACGTGGTATCGGAACTCCTGCGAGAGCGACACTAACAGATAACGATGTTGTGTATCTCATGGAAGCAAACTATATTTTTATGAACAGTGACGGGTCGTTAAGTGCGACAACCTTACCGCCTAAATATCAATCATCTGACCCAGCAGGCGGAACCGCTGGGGAGTTTTATTTCAACACAACATCTAAGGTCTGGAAACGATATTCAGGATCGTGGGCACAAAGCGACGCTATTCCGTTGGGGGCAGTAGTTTGTGATTCGTCTGGAGTGGTGGCAATCGATCACGAGGACTTTGATCTGTCGTGGGACTCAACTTATGAAGCTGACATCTATCCGATCATCGAAGGCACTTCGGCGATTAGTGCGGTATCTGGACTCTCTGCTATAGGTGTAAATATTCAAAAAGTAAGTGTGGCTGGAGAAACGGTGTACATGCCACAGCCTAGGGAATTAGTCTTATCCGCACAACTTCTAAGCACATTAACCGAAGCAAGCGGGACTCTTTATTATTTGTATTTAACCCCACTAGGAGAGTTTTATTTCGATACGGTAGCTCCTAGAAATAAAGGGAAAAAACTTGGCTACTACCATCCTAAATATTATTGGAGAAATATTCACTGCGCTTGGAATAAGTCAGATTATTACATGGCCTATTTTATGAAAGATAGGAACACAATATTTTATTATGAAAACGGAACAGGTAGTGCAGACGGAGACCCTGCTAATCTATCTGCATTATCAAACGCATCTATAACAATAAGCAGAACTTTATATCAAGTGCTAAATATTCCGGTATATACAAAATACTTGATATTGTTAGCGGCCTTAAATTCAACGTCCAATATATACAACTACGCCAGAGGGCTCACTTACAGTTTTTATCAAGATAGGGCTGATGTTACACCGGATCAAACAAAATGTTTCACACAAAACGGAACGATTATATTAAGGGCTGGCGACGCTGGGACGATGGGATTCCAAGGCTACGAGGTCGATTTCTAATGACAAACGAACAAAAAGAACAGATCAGAAAATTCGTAGATAACCACAATGTGATGCTTTACAACAAAACAGCATCTAAAAACGAGTGGGATGAATACTTTAAAACTTACTCAGACGGTTGTGACTACGTTATGGACGATCGAGGGTTTCTGTTCTTCCAAGAAAAACCAGACCACATATTTATTAAAGACTTCATCGCATTTGGTGAAGGTTACGGGTTAATCAATAAGATTATTAATAAGAACAAAACAATCTATGCAACGGTCCACATGACTAATTTTCCTACTCTTAACCTAGCTTTAAGACGATTTAAATTCGAGATAGAAGGCATCCAAAACGGTCAGTACATCATAAGAAAAGAGGCAAAACATGGGTAGTTCGGGACCAGATTTAAATCCACAAAGAGGGCTGGCGAATCAAATTCAGGGTGTCGGTGGACAGCTTCAAAATATGTCCCAGAATCCTGCTCTACAATCTTTAGCTTCAGGACAACTCACTCCTCAAGAACAACAATACTTCCAACAGCAACGTGCAACGATTGAAGCAGGTCGTGATCCTGCTGTGCAAAACGTCAGAGATTTAGCGACACAACGAGGTCTATTTTCTTCTCAACAAGCGATCACTAACGAAATCGGCGCTAACCAACAGATTCAGGGACAACTAGCGCAGACATACGGACAACAGGCTGATTTAAGCAGACAAGGTTTATTGCAAGGCACTCAATTACAGCAAGGATTATTACAAGGCGCTGCGGGTCTATACGGAAACGCATTAACAGGACAGGGGAATATTGCAAATCAACAGTCTCAAAATGAGCAAACAGTCGGTAACACTATCGGTGGTATCGCAGGTGCGGCTGGTGGGATTTTTTGTTTTCTTGGTGAAGTAAAAATAAAAATGGCTGATGGTTCACTTAAAGAAGTTAAAGACTTAGATTTAGACGATGAAACATTAGAAGGCGGAAAAGTTCTAGCGAAAGGCATCTCTAAGGTACCCGAAATCATATTTAATTATAACGGCGTTCGGGTATCTGGGGGACATGTAGTTTTAGAGGACGAATGGAAGCGTGTATATAAATCTCATGAAGCCGAAAAGCTAGGAATGTCTAACGAGGCTCGTTATCCGATTGTTACTGAAAATCATATTTTAATCACTGACAACGGACAGGTGTGGACAGACTACGCAGAGACTCCACAAGGTTATGAGGCAAACGATGTTGAGCGTATCACTTGGTTAAATTCTGAAGAGAACGCAGACAAAACAAATTATTTGAAAGGACTATAAAATGGGAATGTTAGATTTTTTAAAGTTTCAGCCTCTTGTTAATCAAAAAGAAGTTATTGCAAATAAAAAGAAGTTAACTCCTCAAGAACAAGCTTTGTTAACTTTCGGCGGCGGGCAAGCGGTTGGATTCGATCAACCTCAAAACCCAGTTTCTTTATTTCCTTCAGCAAATGCAGCGCCTGGTACACCAAATAAATCTGTGACCACCGGACCAGCACAACCCCAAGGCGGTTTTGATTTAGGCGGAATGCTTGGCGGGATTGCGGGTGGAATCGGAAACGCTTTAAAGGACCCTGCATTATTATCTATGGCAGTAGGCACTGGTTTAGGTTTGGCTTCAGGTCAACTTTCACCAATTCAATCTTTAGGTGCAGGCGCACAAGGCGCACAAGGTATTTTAAACCAACAGCGTGAGGACGAACTGGCTTTACGAAATAAAATGTGGCAGATGCAGTTAGCCAAAGCGCAAGGCGGACAACCAACGTCTATTGAGGACTTATTAAAACAAGGAAAAATGCTTGGTTTAGAAAATGAACAATTGTCTAACTATACGCAAGGCATTATTGGTAAACAAAAATTTACAGGCATTGAGAAAAAAGGACAGATTTTTGGTCTGGGTGGTTATTATGCTCCTACGTTTGCACAGTAAGGATAAAAAATGGGTTATCAAGAAGTACAAGCGTTACAACAGCAGATCAACTCTCAGTTAAGCTCGCCTAAAGGTGGTATCGGTTTAGATGTCCAGTCTTGGCAAGGCGGGGCACCACTTAGACAACAACCACAAAAATCTGTTCTCGGACTATTAGACCGTGCTAAATACGGTTTTGCTGACGACATCGGACAACAGCAAATCATCCAACAGGCCACAGGAAAACAACCAGTTAAACTTAAAAACGGTCAGTACGGAGTCGAGGACATCGGACCTAACGGACAGAAAATTATTCGTCCAGTAGACCCTAAAGGTTTTCAGATGTCAGACGTGTTCGGAGACATTGCTGAATCACTTGGAAAAACAATCACAGCGGGTGGTGGTGCTGTAGGTGGTGGATTAGGACTTCTCGCAGGTGGTGCCGGATCAATCGCAGGAGCTGGAGCGGGTGCCGGAGCTGGCGAGATAGTCAGACAGCAATTAGGTAACTTACTGGGAGTGCGTGGGACTGAGATCACCGAAGGACCAAATAAAGGGAAGTTTGCCAAGACAGGCTTTGGACAGTTAGGCGATCAAAACGACTTCGGAGAAATTGCAGGGGAGGCGATTCTGGGAGCGGCTGGGCAAGGGATTGCTTTAGGTGCTGGGAAATTATTGAATGGAATATTAAAAGCTGGTTCTTCTCCTAGTGCTGTGGTGGCTAGTCTGCCAGACGAAAAGATTGCCCCAAAAGCATTAGATGCCGTACAAGACTTTTCAGGACTACCAAAAGGTAAAAGTAAAATTTTAGTTAAAGAATTCTTAGACGGCAATATTGACATACCGCACGAATACGCTATCGGTGATTATCGAAGACGTGCTGGCGATAAAATTATTAAGCTAACAGAAAATACACAAAGAATATTAAACGAGCAGTTTCAGGAAACGCTCACAAAAGCAGGGGTTACTGACGATACATTAATCCCATTAGGACAAAGAGGGTCGCAACTTGCTGACTTATTAGACGAATTCAAAACAAAAGCAATCAGACCGATCGATAGAGAAAACTTGCAAGTAGTATTAAATGAGTTTGGAGACACTCCATTAAGAGAAATAGAAAATATTCCTTATGGTTCATTACAATCATTAAAACGAACTTTAGACGATATTATTCCGCAGACCTATGTTGAGGGTAGACGAACAGCATCGACAAGATATATTACCAAACTTAGAGGTGCGTTATCGCAAACAGAAAATACATTAGAGCCAATTAAAGCAGCGAAAGCAGCTTATGCTCCTCAAATACAAGCATCTAAAAAACTATCTAACCTTTTAAATATTAAGCTTGAGCAAGGTTTAGCTAAAGAGGGTCGGTTCACTCCAGAATCATTTATAAATCGATTAGGCACTGAGTTACAAGATAGAAACTTAGAAAAGATCATTAAGTATGATGATATTCTTTCAAGTAACCCAGCATTTGCAGGCATGAGCATTAAAAAAGATTTACTGACATCGCTTCTAGGTTCTGCAACTGAAGCAAAGGCACCATTTACAGGTGGCAGGCTATCGGCTTCCGGCATTGCAAATTCAGTAGGAAAAACATTCTTAAACACTCGCAGACGATTGCAAATGACTAAAGGGCTTATGAATCTAGGTGTATTAAATAAACAAAATTTAGGAAACTCTATCAGTGAATTAGCACCAAAAACCACAGCATTATTAGAGTTGGTCGACGCCAGACGCTTATTAGATATGGGCACTCCAATGAAAGAAGTTGTTAAAAATGTATCACCTCAAGTCGCCAAGATTATTAAGAACGTGGCTAAGAATAAAGGCGTGCAGGCCGGAGTAGCTGGGGCACCTGGTCAGATTATCACAAGATCACTTAATCAAATTCTTTATGAAGGGAACGGGATGAATCAATGAACGAAATAAAGCAAGCATTTAAAAACTTTCTGATATCGATGATAGGCCGACGAATGGTATTCGCATTCATAACCAACGCAGAAAAATGGGCTTTAATGGCCTTTATAGAGCGTGGATTAATTCTTTCGTGGGAAGTTGTCACTCTGATTATTTGCAAAGATATTGTTATCTTAGCTTTAATCGGCTTAATTCAGTTCGAAAAAATACAATTAAAGGCATCGGTTGGATCATGAACGCACCATATATCGAAGTCTCAGAACATAAGAACTTAGAGTCTCGTGTTGAGAAACTAGAGACTACGGCTAACGACACAAATAGAATGGTTAAAGAGATGCACGATGTGTTTGTAGGGACTCTCGGACAAGTTCCACTCATTACCCGTTTAAGCGTAGTAGAAAAAGACTTACAAGAGATTAAAGAAGCTCACTCAAAGGACCGTTGGTTAGTGATGGGGGGGGTCTCTGTACTAGCTTTTATATTTAGTTTATTTGGGGATAGTGTTAAAAAAATGATAGGGTTGTTATGAAATGGATATCGAAAATATTCTGCTTATTACTTGGCTTACCCTTGCTATTATTTGGTTTGTGGTCACGGCGTAATGAAATCAAAGACGATGTTAATAAGCTTGATGGTGGTATTAAGCTTTCAATTCTTAAATCCGGCTTTCTCAACAGAGATTCCGACAAGTAATTTAGACTTAATTACGACCAGATATTTAGAAGCCATTGAAGCGAAGGCAGAATACAAAGCCCGTAAAGAGTCTTTAGAGGGCGAGCTTCTGTACTTACGGATTCAGAATATTGCCTTATTTCTTGTTGTTGGTTATATGGCGACTAAATGACCGAACTATTTAAACTTATCTTTAGGCTATTCTTTAAACAAATAGAGCCTGCTAAATCAGAGTTACCATATAAACACCTAATCAAATCAGAGACAGCCGAAAAACTGGGTATTAATAACACTCCAAACACCGAGCAAATAAAAAACCTTCAACTATTAAACCTTTACATTTACATGCCTATCGAGCTGGACTGCCGTAAGGATGGCATAAGTATAAAGATGGAGTCTGGGTTCAGGAGTAGAGAGTTAAACTTTCATAAAGAGATAGGCGGGTCGGAAACATCGGATCACATGCAAGGGTTTGCAGTTGATTTAAGCGCAACAAAAAACGGTGTTCTGGTTGCGCCGGAAGAACTTTTTAATCGAATCAAAGCTCTAAATCTTCCCATTAAACAACTTATAAAGTACCCAAAGAAGGGATTCTGTCACGCTTCTTTAGACATTAGTGCTCAACCCAGACGAGAATATTTGACTCTCTAATGTCAAGGATTTATTTTTTCATTGCTTGCTTGCTCATTAGACGCATCGGATAGACTTTTGTCTGAGGTGTCCGATGACTAAAAGAGAATATGTAGATATTTCAAAGTATTATCCACTAGCTGTTACGTTACTTGTAATTACAGCAATAGTAATGGCGTTTTGTTTTGGGGTTGCTGTTAGTAGTACGGAAAAAATGATCAGACCCTTCGATGACAAGTCTATCGAATGGAGTATCAGTGGGAAATTTGGTTCAGCGAGAAGCGAAGGCGGGAATGGCTATCCTCACCAAGGTATCGACTATCGATTACCAGAGGGAACACATGTTCTCGCCTCTCAATCTGGTATTGTGGAATTTGCTGGATGGCAGAATAACTACGGCTGGTTGATTATCATTAATCATGGCAACAACCTTAAAACTTATTACGCTCATCTTTCAAAACAATGGATATTGCAGGGGTCTAAGGTAGATAGGGGTCAATTGATTGGCGAGGTTGGAAGAACTGGCAGAGCCACAGGCGATCACTTACATTGGGAAGTGAGACTAGGAAATGTCCCTATTCATCCTGCTCAGGTCGTCTTTTAAGGTAAGCCATAGATTTAGCATCCTGAAACAAGAACTTGCTTTTAGGATGCCCGTATTTAGCTAAAAACAGGTCAGATTTGAGCCCGTGGCAGTCAGTGTGACACCAACGGCATAGATTAAATACCTTCTGTTTAAAGCCCTTATATTCGGTGCAGTGCCTATGGGCTCCAGCTATGAAGTGATGCTTATCACTAGCCTCTCTAATTTGGCAAAGTTCGCAATTCATAGTTCCCCGACTCGGATAATCGTTTTCATTCCCTTGCAATGTTCGACAATAATTCTCTCTACCTGTTTATCATCCTTAATTAACTCGCCATTCATTGCATCTAAGATAACTTTAATCGGTGCATCACAATCCATTCTGCCCTTATCCCATTCAATCGATACCCAAACAGGTTTTAGATAGCACACTTTATTTGGATTAGCTAAACGATAAGCGAGTTTTAATTCATCTTTACAGTCCCGATACTTTTGAGTGAGTGAAAAGTTTTTGTTATAGCGAGCATTTATCGAAGCAAGTTTTCCTTCGAAAAGAATTTCAATCATTTATGTTCAACCGTAAATCTTTGGCAGGCGTTGCACCACCAAATAATTTTATCGGGATATTCATTAACTTGAGATTTAGTTTCGCATCCGCAACGGTCACAAGGAATTCCCATAGCACAATCATAAATCAAAGTCACGGCAATTAGCCATTTATTTATTTCACTAACTGACGTGCAAATGCCTTGACATTGTGATATCCGGACACGATTTGATCGAATCTCGTCCAGACAATATAATAATTTTGAAGTTTCTAATTTTGCCCCCTTAATTTCAGGCCATGAGAGCGAGGGGGTTAAAAATAACACTTGCAATTTATCCCAAAATATTTTTAAAATGAATTCGCTAAGTTGAGTTTAGCAACGACTTTATTTTTAAAAAAAATACGGCCCACTAACTCAACTAGTGGGTTTTGTTTTTATACCCCAAAAAAAACCGTTTTCTTGAAAGACTCTTTGCGTTAAAAAGAAAGTTGTACTTAGTTAAAGTTCGTCATGGGGTTGCCGGCTCCCCTCGCAACGGGACAAAGAATTGCGATAAAAGACCTATTAGGCAGAAGGGAGAACTTATTTATGGAATCAGAATTAGAAAATTTAATTAGAGAAAATATAGAAATGCGTTTAAAAATGATATTTCGTTTTGAATCAAGTTTGCTAGAAGAAAATAAACTTAGCAAAGAGCAGACAATTAACGATGAAATTAGTTATATGTATGGATACTGCGCTGGTCTAAATGATGTGCTTAATAAGTTCTCTCTGACCAGTAAATAGGCGGGATGATAACTAAGGCGTGGGAAGGCTTACAAAACAGGAGACATCCCGTAAAAGCCGGAGGTGTGGGAACAATAAGAAGGGGGTGATGCATGGAAATACTGAGTCAGATAGCGATGGTCTTAATTATATTTGGGGCTCTAGCTACGTTAAACAAAATAATTTGGGGATACTGGTTTAACCAATAATTTGAAAAGAGGAAAAAATGCAAACAACAATATTTGATTTTATAAAGAAGATTGATATGAGCAAAGAGATTATTGAAAGACGAGAAGGATGGAGCCAGAAAATTTGGGTTAAAGAGAATCTGTTTAACCGTGGATTTATTACCCGTAACGAATGCCTATCAAGATATATCTCAAGACTTGCGGCGAGAATTGATACCCTAAAAAAAGACGGGATTAATATTGAAAGCGAGAATTTAAAGACGGCGCATGGGGTAGACTTTGTTTATTACCTAGTTGACAGATAGATTAAACCTAAAGTAAACTAGATAATCTTTGAAAATAGGAGATGTTGAAATGAAAAAATATCAAGTTACGAGTCAGGAAATAAACGGTCAGATTGTAGACTTAATTGAATTCTACGATGAACACACATACAAGATAGTCGATAAGTATTATCCCTCTATATCTAAAAAGTTAGGGATTATCGACAAGGGTTACGGCTACCACCAATGGGAAAGACAAGTAGGGTTAAACGCTGATATTTTAATGAATAGAGCGAGTGAGTCAGGCACTAAAATACACAACGCTATCGAGTCTGCTTTACTTGGAAACGAGATCAAGGCTGATGATCCAGAATACAATTTCACAAAAGAAGAGTGGGTTAAGTTTTTAGCGTTTTGCGAATGGTGGAATTTTTACGGGTTTAAAGTTCTAAAGCTAGAGCAAATAGTTTGGGATGAAGAATTAGGAACTGCGGGTAAGTTAGATTGTATTGCTTACCGAGATATTGTTCTGACTGATAAAAAAGGCGAGCCAATTAAAGATGATAATGGCTATGTAATAGAAGATAGAATTATTTATGTTTTTGATTGGAAAACAGGCGGGATTTACGACTCGTACCATGAGCAAGTTTTATTCTATAAACACTGTGCGGTTAAATTAGGGCTATGTCCTGAAGATTCTATCCCTGCATTGGTTGAAATCGGATCAAGCCACAGGAAATTTGACGACAAGAAACTACAAGGTATTAAAGTTGGAGTACATATAGTTGATCAAGACGACACAATGCCGAAGTTAATATCTTCTATTACTGCATGGGATTTAAGGAATAAGGACTGGCAACCTCCCATACTTCAATACCCTATTACGGTTAAGTTAAATAATGTATTGGAGGTGAATAATGGCTAAGAAAAAGAAGGTAAGTATTTTGAAACGTATTTTGAATTTATTCAAAAAATAATTTGAAAAGAGGATTATATGACAATAGCAAAAAGACCAGATGAAAGTTTTGAATTGTGCCCACAAGGGACATACAGCGCGCTATGTATTGGCCAGTACGATATTGGATTACAGCAAACTAATTTTGTTGATAAGAACACAGGCGAGAAGAAATACGCCCACCAAGTGGTTATCCGTTGGGAATTAGATGTTAGGTACAAAGAAGGCGCTTTAGCTAACAAGCGTTTCTGTTTAATCAAAAAATACACTCTCTCATTATCTGAGAAAGCGAATCTTTACAAAGATTTAAAGGCATGGCGCGGACGTGATTTTACTGAGGAAGAATTCCAAGGGTTTGATCTTGATCGATTAGTTGGAAAATCCTGCTTAATTTCAGTGGTCCATAGTGCTGATGGTAAGTACGCAAATATCGGATCAATCGCTCCACTCATGGCAGGCATGGTTCCTATCGTTCAAGAAAGCGATAAGGAAATGCCGGGGTTCATTGCTGAGATGCAAAAGAGACAGTTAAGACGTAATCCAGTTGCACAGGCACGGGACTTAGCTGATTCTGACGTTCCATTTTAGTATGCAAAACTATCAGGCCGAATACGATGATTACAAAAAGAAGGCTGAAGAAATAAAGGATGAGGCGCTTAAATGCGCCTCTCCTCATAAACTCAGTCAGGATGTTATTCAGTTAGAAGGCTACTGTCTGAGAGTCGGGGAGATAATCGGCGAATTGACAGTGCTTCATGCACAGTATTTCGATGCTTGCAAAACAAGTGAAGAAACTGATCGGACAGCGGAAGCGATGGCAGTTAAGAGAATGGACGCTACTTATCAAACGTCTTTGAAGAAGTACGAATACTTTTATAAGTATCTTACGAAGTTAACGCAGGCGATTAAGAAGCGGTTCCAGATTATTGCTCATGATTATGTGAATGGTAAAAACGGTGGCGGGTTGTGACAAACGAAAATAAATTATCAGAAGCTATTTATATGCTTAATCAGATAGGAGAATCAAAGCATTCAATCAAAAGCAAATTGATTTACGAGATTTACATGTTTACCAGAAAGAAATACTCAGAACATTTAGTGGCTACTGGGTATAAAAAGATAACAAGAAAACCTAAAAAGAGTTTGACAAAGGCATTAAAGAAATAGTAAACTCAATCATCTTAAACGGGAGGTAGGCAAATGGAAAAAAAGATTAATATGCAGATAGTGGAATTGTGGACTAAATGGTTTTTTCAAAAAAAGGAAGGAACATTTCACAGATTTTTAAAGTTAAGTGATGAAATGCAGTTAGCTATCATTAAAAATATCGATAGAACTATTCGCCAAAGGGGTTAATCATGGAACTACCCAGAGGTTACGGATCAGCAGAAGAGTGCCCGCCAGAAGACGAAGAGATTGAAGAGGAAGAAGCAGAATACGAGCCTGATGATATTGCAGATATGACGGAGGAAAGATAATGATTACACAATTAAGACGAGGCGAAATATATCCATGGGGATCAATCAATGATTACGACTTAGATCAATTGGTAATTAAGCACATGAGTATCGTGGAAAAGCGTGAGTGGCTTGAAGTTAATAAGCCAAAAGAATTAGAAGCATTTTTTACGCCTAGCGGTGGAAGTTCCCCCATACCCCGCTAGGTTCCAGAAAGGAAATATATGAAAAAAGAATTGTTAGAAAAGAAAATAATCATAAAAGAAGTTGAGGACAAGAAGTATTCAATTGGCGGTTACTGCACAGGCATGACAATCGGATATGTAATGTCAAAGATTTACCCTGAGATTCACACCGAAGACGGCAAACGAGTCGTAAGAACGATTGTGGGTTAATGATGGACGCTAAAGAATTAGTTAAGTTATTAAATTTACTTGGGTCTGTTGAAAAGGTTGCAAAAAAGTACGGTAAATCAAGGCAGTACATTGATAGAAAGCGTAACGAATTTAATATTGTTTGTGAGAAGCAAAGCAAAGACGTGATTATCGAGAAGACTTACAAGCACAAGGTTAAGCGTAAGCAGATCAAAAGAGTTTATTTTATAAAGGAATAGAGGTTCAATCATGACCCATCAAAACAATGAAGAGTTGAGAGAGAAGATAGGTGTTGTTCTTGATAATTATAGGGATGCCATTAGACATGGGGTTATGTTTATCGACAATCCATATTTAGAAGTAATCATGTCCCTCATCTCCCAATCCGAAAGCAAGGAGACCGATTCAAACGAAGTTAAAGAGTTAGTAGAGATAATGGTTAAAGAACATGATAATTTAACCAATGACCCACGAACGAGAAAAACAGCCCAAGCCATCCTCCAAGCAGGCTACACAAAGAATAAGGGAGAGAAGGTTTGGGAAGGTAAAGTTATTCCATTGCGAGATAAGATAACTTCACACGAAATTTTAAGTCCAGACTTTTATTTTGGCAAAAACATCGAAGTATTTATCAGAGAGGTTCAATCATGACCCATCAAACCATAGGCAATTTGTTCTCTAATGAAGAGTTGATTAAGGCTTTTAAAAATCATTTAGATTATTACAAAGATTTAAAAGATAAATGGGAATTTTTAAAGACTCCAGAGGACAGAGCATTTCACGCAGGAAAAACTCAAGGAATGTTATTAGGGCTTGAAGTCATTGAGCGCATTTCAATCCCACAGCCGGAGCAGTTGGAGGTTAAATTAAAATATTCTGAAACATTTGAAGAATGGGACATTATTTATCATGACAGAGACGGAACCCCGTTAATTTTAGAGAGTAGAGAGACCAAACAAGAAGCCATAGATTTCTGCAAACGCTACAACCTAAAAATAGTTAATGAGGAGAAGGAATAATGGGCGAACTTAATGGCTTAGAGGAATCTTTAAATGATTTTAGAAACGGGACCACGACAAAGTATTTAATATTAGAGCAAGTCAAACAAATGATGAATTGGGCTTACACAAAAGGTAAAGAGGATGGGGAAAGGTCAGTCACTAACGAGGAGAAGGAATAATGTTCTTAAAAGACCACATGATTGCAGACTTGAATAATATTGTTAGGGATGAACTAAATGAAAAGATTCCTAATCTTCCAGAATGTTTGAGAGAGTTAATCTGGAGAGCAACGGATAAATGGATACGTAAACATGGTTTAAAGTCAGTCACTAACGAACCAGAGGGAGGAGTAAAGTGAGTGAAAAGATAATTGTTGAAAAGTTTTCTGTTGATGAAAAACTCCCAGAATATGACCACGAATGTATTGTTTGGTTTAAGGATGGCGGTATCTATGTTGGTGAATATAAAGGTTACTGGGACACAATTATTGGCAGAACGGTTACTCATTGGGCAATGATGCCATGAATAACAACATAATAGAGGGAAAGGGGAAAGATATGAGTGGGATTAGCAACGATAGAAAATTCACTAAGTTTAAAGTTGGTGAAAGAGTCATAGGGGAAAATATATCTGGAGACATAGTTAAACTCACTGTTGGTGGTTATATGGATCAACCGCCAATACCACTTGCCGATTGGAAATACCAATTTTTTGATAAAGGAAATGAAGAGGATGGCTGGTACGACGATAGAAACTTTAGAGAAATGACAGGAATAGAATTGCTGGAAGAATTAGCGGAACAATCAACATAACAGAGGGAGAGCAACTTGATCAAAGAATGGTGCATTAGATGTTTGGGTAGAGGCCATTACAGAAGTGGGGATGAAAAAATTACTGAATGTAGCGAGTGTGGCGGAATGGGCTGGACACCGCTTGAGCCTTCTTTCAGTGGTGAGGCTGTGCAAATAGGAGTAACCCAAGTTTATAAAACTACTGTGACGCAAAGCGCATTATGGGGATCGACTGAATTAACTAAAATTGAAGTCTACATAAAGGAAATAAAAGAATGAGTAACTTCTATTACTGCAATAACTGTAACTGTCCTACGGATATTGAATCGATGTTGGTTGTCTATGAAACAGAAAAAAAGAAAGTTGTTGAAAAGCGTTGTTCAAAATGTGCAAGTGATAACTGGCACGCAGAAATAGACATGGGTAAAGATGGATATAAACAAGTTAGGGAGAAAGAATAAAAGGCCTATGGCCGGTTGCTGAAAAGCTAGTCAACCTCTTGATAATGTTGATACCTGAAAAGGAACTGGCCCCATTATTTAAAGATAAAAGATAGGAGTGGAGGAAATGGCAAATTAGATACGCCCGGTGGAATAGAATATTGGAGTGATATCGCTAAACGAGCTATAGAGATTATTAAGGGAAAATAGATATGCTCAGGCATGAACTTGAAGACAGTATCGGAATCGAAGCATGTAGTCTTACCTCTATTTGGCGGGCTATTATTGCTTTTATCTTTACCATTCTGGTGCTTAGTTATTTTGTGGCAGGATAAATGGGACTACTTTGACTCAATACACGAATATTTAAAGAAAAGGAACGGTGGCAAACGTGCTGATTGGTAAACAAATAAGTTTCGGACAATGGAAAACATGGAGAGCGTCTAGGCAAATAGATTTGGAGCGTATGGCAGATAGTCTTATTTCTAAGTGTACAGGGCCTGAGAAACAAGACATCGATATATTAATTAAAACCGTTGAGACGTTGAAAGAATTAAAGTTAATTAAATCTCTTGGAATGAGGCTTAGTGATAATGACACAATAGATATTATTAACAAGCAGATGAAGGCAAAGGCTTTGAGGGATATTGATAAATGGGAAAATGGGAATGGTGATTGATTTTTAAGTTTAAATAATTCATACTCGCCGCATGGGGTGGCACGAGTGGCGCAAATAATCTTAGATTACTCAGCTAATACATTTAAGAACGATAAAAAACTCATAAAACGTGGGATAGATGAAATTAAAAAAATTGATAGTGGTAAGCATGAAATCGTTTTCAAAACGCAATTATTTATTAAAGCAGGTGATAACATTCCATGCACTCATGAATCATTTGAATATCTTTATGAGTACGGAAATTCACAAGGGTATAAAGTAACTGCAAGCGTATTTGATAAAGAGAGCTTAGATTATCTTTTAATGTTCGATGTGCCGTTTATTAAATTGTCGAATGATTCAAAACTTTTATATGATGGTGTTTTTATGGACGCATTGCGAACAAGTCCTAAATATAATTTATATGCTTCAGTTTCTAAACCAGCGCTAGATTATAGGATTAGTGAACAACTAATATGCATCTCTGAATATCCAGCAAGCAAAGAAGCCTATCGCAACGCTTTAGAGTTCTGCAAAAAAAATCCAAACATATCAGATCATACTGAGGATTGGGATATTTATAATGAACATCAACCAAAAATCTACGAATGTCACTATAAGCTACCTGATTCTACGGGCTTAGACGCCGGTTCATTTGCACGCACTCCAGAGATGCTAAAAGAAATTCTATGAAGCTACGAGCAATAGAAAAAAAAGATTTGGACTTAATCAGAAACGCTCGAAATGAGGATATCTCTTTTTTACGAACCCCTTACTTTATAACTGAGGATATGCAGGCAGAATGGTACCGATCAATAATTTCAAACAGAAACTATAATGGCCGATTCTATGCGTTTGATAATGAGGAGCATGGAAACTGTTCTGGGTACGGAGCCATAAATCCTATTCAATGGGAAAACAGAATCGGAGAGATTGGCCTAATGATTCTGCCTAACAAAAGAAAAGAAGGGCTAGGCGAGCAAGCCGTAAAACTATTATTAGATAACGCTTTTAATCAATTAAATCTGCATACAGTCTACGGAGAATATTACACATGCGGAAACACTCAGTTCTGGGAAAAGGTTTTAAAAGATATCCCTCACTATGAAACAACGCTTAAGAACAGAAAGTTCTGGGATGGCAAATACTGGGATTCTGTTTATTTCTCGATTGAGCGAGGTGCGATTTGATCGTAATCGGAAACGGATATATAGGAAATAAGGTAGCGGAGCATTTCGAATGTGAAATATATAACGGGAGAATAGAAACTTATGAGGACGCTCAAAACGCTTGCGCAGGTCATGATGTTATTTTTAATTGTGCGGGGCTTGCAGATGTCGACCTATCTGAAGCGGACCCAAGAAAAGCGTTCGATGAAAACGTCACAACGGCCTCGCTATTAGCGTTAGCCACTAAGTATAAAAA